GGTGATGCGTTCAATGGTTGATAATAGCCAAAGATATGTTGAAGTATATGGTGAAGATGACTATATGCGAGATGAAGCCGAGTTCGATAAAATCGAAAACGACGGTAAATTAAACATGAAAGAGCTTCGTGCCTTCCAGCGTTTGATGTTGAACGATTTAGCTGTAAATACGAATATCATCGAAACTGGATGTATAGGAGATATACATTTGAAGGATATCGATTTGGCTTTGAAATACCCTCACAAGGGGTGGCAGATATTATTGAAAGTATCTGAGCAACTTATGCTCAATTCGCCTCATTATTATAGAATGAATATGCTTTATAGCAATATGGCTCTGTTTTGTTGGGGTGTTGACTTGATTACGGCAGATGACGAGCCAGATGAAAAGACACTTAAAACGATGAGCAAAATGCATTTCAAACTTTTGTCAAAACTTGAAGACATGCATTTGAAACATGAGTTTTCAAAGATAATGAAATGTCTTCCATATCAGGACATATATTGCGGATTAGTTGTAGAGAACGCTACAGACTTCTTCTTTCAGAAGATAGATTACAGGATTTGCAGATTGTATCAAGTGCAAGACGGATTGTATAACTTCCAGATAAACCTTGCTGCGATAAATCCAAAGGAAATAGGCGGATACCCAGATTATGTGCAAGATGCATATGTGAAATATAAGAACAACGATAAAGTTGGTACTAACTGGTATTTGCCTCCAGCCGACAAGCAGATTTGCGTAAAGCTGAATACTCAGTGGTCGTTCCCCTACCCTATGCTCATAGGATTGGTAAGAGACATTTTAGACCTAAATGTATATAAGAAATTAAAGCTGCAATCTGCTAGAACTGATAATTACAAAGCTATTATGGTTAAAGTTCCGATAGATACTTCAACCGTCGATAAGCCATTGCTTAGCCCTAGAACTCTTGGTGTGTTTGCCGAAATGAATAGAGAAAGCATGAGCGATGATATAGGAATGATACACGTTCTTGGCGATGACGGAGAGGCGATAAGTTTCAAAGACTCTTCGAATACTACCAATAACGTATCGGATGCCGTAACAGAGATTTACAACGATGGAGGTATAACGCAAGAGTTGTTCAATGGCAGTTCAAGCGGAACGGCGGTAACATTCTCGGTAGAGAATGTATCTGGTTTTGTTTACGGTGTATACAGGTCTCTTGAAACATGGATGGATAGATTTATTAAGTTAAGAAAATATAATAGGTCTACGTTTAAGTTTGCATTCTATCTATTGGACGCAACTATATTCAATAGAGAGAAAGTAACGAAAAGATATCAAGATGTGTGCATGGTTGGAATTCCAGCTGTTGATAGGGTCATGGCATCATTGGACATGTCCCCTTCTAGAACGTTTGGTGCCAATATATTGCATAACAAGATATTTGATTATTATGGTAAGTTCAAACCTCTTGCCTCTTCATACAATTCAACAGCTGATGCTCTTGCATCTTCTAACGAATCTGGTAGACCTACGAATGAAGAGCGCGGAGAAATTCTAAGCGATGAAGGCGAGCTTACAAAAGACGGTGAGAAGAATGATAGATAGATTGTGGGATTGGCTTATGAAGAAAGAGTTTTATTGCAAAGGTAAGCAATTGGCCGACTATCTTGTCAAGCATGGTTCGGTGCTTTTACGTACCGAGAATAAGAACGGAGCCGTTGTTCATATTTTCGAATATGATGACAGTATAGATGGGAATATCGAGCAATATGAGCTTGATAAGAGAAAGTGGCTATTTTAGCCGTAGGAGGTAATGTTTATGGGCAATAGATTTGCCACGTTGCACTCTACGTTCTCTGTAAGCGGTGAGATAGCTGGTGAAGATACTAGGTTTTTACCTATTGTAATCGATTTAATGCATACGAAACAAAATCTTAATGGAAGTTATTTCGATAAAGATATTGTTAATTCGTGTATCGATTCGATATACAATACGCCAGTATTAGGGTTTATTAAATCTGATAAGTTCACTGGGGAAAATGACTTCAATGGACACGAGTACGTTATTACACGAACCGCAAACGGAATCGAAGAAATATATATTGGCAAGGCTTTCGGTGTTATACCGCAAACTTGCAACCCAAGATGGGTTCTGAAAGTATGTGAAGACGGAGTAGAAAGAGAATTTCTGCGCGTTGATGCATTACTTTGGGAAAAATTCTCAGATGCTACGACCATTATAAAGAGGGATTGGGAGAAGCCCCAGTCTATGGAACTTGAGTTCTCGTCTGTTGACGGGTACGAAGATGAAGACGGTATATTCCATTTCACGCAATTTAGATTTGATGGCGCGTGCATTTTAGGAGACCAAGTTCTTCCAGCTATGACAGGTGCAAGCGTAAGAATAAACGATGGTATTAACTTCTCTATGAATGATATTGCCGATAGCATTCGTAGCGAGTTAAACGATAAATTGGAAAAGTTCAATATAGCTTTCGCTAATTTTACTAACGGCGAAATATGTAGTGATCAAGGAGGTGCTAGAAATATGCTGGACACGGATTTTAATCAAGTTGAAGATGGCGCTATCGAAGAAGATACCGTAGATATCGTAGAAGAAGAGGTTGAAGCTTCGGTAGAATTTGAGACGGAACAGATCGAGGAAATTGCTGAAACGGTTACCGAAACAATGATGGAGGCTATTGATATAGAAACAGAAGAAGCTGAAGATGTCGTTGAAGAAGAAGTTGAGACCGAAGAAGTAGTTTCTGATGAAGAACCTAAATTCGAAGTTGAAGTCGAAGCCGAAACGGACGTTGAATCTGTCGATGTTTTAGATGCTGTTGAAATTGAATATGAAATCGAATCTGTAGACGATTTCTCGAAGCTTTCTGAAATGCAGGCTGAAATCGAAAGCATTAAGGCCGAATACGCTAAGGTTAAGGAAGATTACGAAGAGATGGTTGCAATGTACGATAAGGTTAAGGCTGATTATGAAGCCATTAAATCTGAGTACGATGAAATCAAACCTAAGTATGACGAGTATGTTCAGGCTGAAGCGCAACGTGTCGCAGAAGAGCTTGGCGCTCAGAAAGATGCTGCGTTCGCCGAATTCGAGTCTGAACTCGCTGATAATGTAGAGTTTGCCGCACTTAAAGAAAGGAAGAACGAACTTTCTCTTGATGAAATTGAGAAGGAGTGTGCGTTCCTATATGTTAAGGCAGATCGTGCGAAAAAGAAATTCAGTACGGTTGAATCTCAATCTGCCGTAGTTGGAGTTCTACACGATACAGACCCGATGGAATCCGACGGAATGGTTTTCATTCCAAGATACGGTTATATCCATACTAATAGGTAGCAATCATTTATGTTGATAGAAGGAGACGTAATATGTCAGAAGGCGAAGTTTTCTGTTGCAAGGGAAAACGCCTTGCGAATTATTTACTAGAACATGATTGCAAGCTTATTAGAATTGATTGCGATAAGAAATCAAAGGGATTTCTTGTTTTTATTTTCGTTAAAAACGGAAACCTGAATGATGCATTGAAATCATGGAATATTGATAAGGAAACTTATCTGTTTTAGTTTTACTTCGAAGGATTAGTTGTTGAAAATAAATTTCAAAAATATGCAAACCCGCGTGCAAAATGCATTGCGGTTTATTTGATTTTATTCAAGGAGGAATTAATATGGCTAAATATGCAGTTGTAGATACTGTGAATCTTAGGGCTGTCCACTACGCCGAGCGTATTATGGACGCTGTATCCGACAAGGATCTGGAAAATGGCATCTTCGGTCACCTCGAAGGTCTTGCCGAGGGTGAATCCCACATCTACAAATTCGTAGAGGGTGTCAAGGAAGGCGAAGATGTTCTTATGGTAAAGGCTCCCGAATGGAATGTTGACGAGTGCCGCATGACCAATCAGCGTCGTGACCAGTTCATCAATGTTGCTGGCGTTCCCTTCCGTGCTTTCTATCTGGAGAAGAACGATGAATTCGGAATCACCATCGAGGGTATTTCCGAGGCTACTCGTTCTGTTGTAGAGGGCGTAGTTGATTTCGCTGCTACTCCCGTTTATCTGACCATCGGTGCCGATGGCAAGCTTGTTGCTTCCACTTCCAAGACAGATGGTGCTGCTATGGAAGCCCAGATTATGCGCAAGCGCATGGTAGGCGCTACTCTCGTTACCCCAATGCGCGAAGTTGGCGGCGGTTATGTAATGTACGAAGCTAAGATTAACGTCCTAGCTTAATTTATTTTTTACTAAGGAGGATGTAAATTATGTCTAAGATCACTAATTTTAGCGCCGATCAGGCAAAAGTATATGACCTTGCTCTTGACCTTGCAAGGTGTGAATTTTCTCAGCACATCGATAGCGAGAAGCTGACAAAGAAAGACCTTGAGGAGCATCTGCGTTACACTATTAAGAATGATTTGCTTGAGGGCAAAACTCTGTATCAGGCTTATCGTCGCAATGCTACCGTACTATTCGAGATTATCGAAGAGATTGTAAATGTCACTATTGGCGAGGATGTTCTACAGTCTGACTTCATCGATTCGTTCGTTGAAATTAAGCGTCGCGACCTTGGTGACACAACTGCTTGGTATCATGAGGGCGGTCTTCTGACCGTTGCCAAGATTGCTGGTAATCATTGGGATATCAACCGTCAGGCCATTGACCTTGGCTCCGAGTTCACACTGCCCCGTCAGTGGTTCGGTATTCATGTATATGACGAACTGGAGCGTTTCCTGCTTGGCGTAGTTTCACTTGACCGTCTACTGGACAAGGTTTACAAGTCTGTAAATAAGTACATTCAGGATCATATTTACGCTCAGTTCCAAGGCGTTGCCTCTGTTGTTCCTGCTGATTTCGTTGTAAATGGTAACAGCGAGAAGGCTCTTGGCGAGCTTTGCGATAAGGTTATGGCTGCTGGTGGCTACAGCTCCCTCACCATCGCTGGTACTCGTGGTGCTCTTCGTCGTATCGCCGAGATTGTTCCTGAGCATATGTTCGCCTACTCTCAGAAGGAAGCAAAGGCTTCTACTGGTTCTATCGCTGAGTGGGAAGGCCACAAGCTGATGATGATTCCTCAAACTCTGAAGCCTGGTACTTACGAGCTTGCTCTAAATGACAATCAGCTGTTCATCATGGGTGCCGATGTTAAGCCCATCAAGCTTGAGTTCTATGGTGATACCCGTACAAAGATGGATACCACTGGTCAGGAATATAACGATATGTCCATGGACTTCCAGCTTCAGACATGCATTGGCTGCGGTATGATTGTACCCCAGTATTTCGGTTGCTTTAACTTCGCATAGTCATAATATTTAATTAAATGCCAGTTTATTGAAGATTAATTTTAAGTTATAGAAAGGTGGTTGACAATGGCACGCAAAGCAACAAAAGCTGCCGATGAAGCAGTTGTAGAAGAACAGGTTTCGGTAGAAGAAGAAAAGAAGGAAATCGAAGTTGCTGAAAAGCAAACTGAGAAAGTTGAGGAAAAGAAAATGGTTGATAAAAAAGTAGAGCCAAAGCCGCTGACCGAATCTGATGAAATCAACGTTATCGCTCTTGTTCCGAACGTAAGATATCTTGATGGGTATACTCAAGATTACTACAGATGGGATAACGTAGGACACGTTGAGGTTATGAAGTTTGGAGAGCTTGAGCGTATGTGGAGAAATACAAAAGGATACTTCCGCAATATGTGGCTTAAGCCAGATGACACTCGTGTCATTAAGAAATTTGGGCTTGAAAACCTTTATAAGAACTACGACCTTTTGATGGACGCTAAAAACTATACTTACGAAAACATCAATGATATTTGCAAGACTATTGGAAATATGACAGAGAATGAAATGAAGTATGCTGTTTGCAGCAAAATCAAAGATTTCGTATCTACTGGTAAGCTAAATGACATTCGAGTAATCAAGGGTTTGGAGACCAGACTTAATATCGACTTATCATCTTCTCTTTAAAAATATAGAGGTGAATAATAATGCCGACACCATACGAAAAGGTATATGAACGCTTTCTTCCGAAGTTTCGGGACTATGAAATCCCTGTCATGCCCGAAGACGATGTGGTTGAGAGACTGCATGATCGTCTCGTTTCGGCAACTGCAAGGTTTCATGAATGCAGGAAAGATTTAACCGACAGGGATGATATATTAATGAGGTTTAATTGCGATTTATCGGATAGGGAAATCGAGATTCTTGCAAACTATATGGTAATAGAATATGTGGATTCTACATATGTAAAGACCCCTACCCTTCTTAAAGCAAGTCTAAGCTCTAGCGATTTCAATGCGTTTAGTCCAGCAAATATGCTTGACAAACTTAATGACCTTCAGGAGCGTTCTCGCGTAGACAATGAAACGCTCCTGATGTGGTA